AGTTTTGCCCTTGCAATCTCTGCTGTCACTGCGGGCCCATATGATCCATCTGCCAAAGCAACATCGCGTATCTCTCCAAGCTTCTTTGCTATGCCCTCATAAGTTATTTCATTCTTCGTGCGCTGGATCGCTTTAAACTGTCTTATCTTTTCTTGCACATGAGCATACTCTGGATTACTCAACAACCTTGTTGCTGCCACAGTAGGATTTTCATACCCTGCCAGATGCGCGCACTTTGTCTGATTATAATCCTGGTACACCATGAGATCGACAAACTTTTCTTGCTTCTTTGTTAATTTTTTATCAGCCATAACTTCCTTAATTTATGTATATACATTGTTTCATATTTGTTTCTCTAAGAGAACCTATCTCTCCTACAGATAAGGTGTGTGTATACACCTTTCTATAGTTCTCTATAGAGATGCACAGCCGCACAGCCGCACACCCTTGTAGCCATGCGCCTTTCAGCGATGCATGTGCATATGTGCAGGTATGTGCAACTGCACAGCCACACATACCCCTAAATGTTGCAACCATGCACCTTTCGAGAGGGGCTGTGCAGTTGCCCCTTTGCCCGTTGCACAGCCACTTATACGCACTTTTATTACACTCCAACACACACTCCAATAGACATTGACCCCTTGATTTATTTAGTAACATTTGTTTTCTTTTCATCTTCCAAGATAGCTAGGCCAATGTTGTAGATGATCTGAGGCACAATAGAATTACCCAAAGCTTTGAGTCGATTGACTCTATCTGGGATCCCTGTTGCTACTCTTGGGATGTTAGGTTCTCGCTCGAATCCGAGATGTCCGTCCAGCCTTGGGGATACCCCATCAGCCATTCCACCCACTCTGGGTTCAGTGTGCCCTTGCCCGGTTTGTCCTTGACTGCCATCGTTAGACCTACCTGTTTGCCCATCGCTATCCTTCGCTGTATTGCTGGGTCGCTCATGTTCCCCCTGTCCCTGTTGTCCGAGGCGTTCGGTGTCGGCCACATCCTGTCGACCACTGATTCTATCAAGACCCCCTGCTTCCTGTCCCTGCTCGCTGTCAATTTCTGTGTTGCTTCCACTGTCTGAGATGCTGTCGCTGGAGACGCGTTCGGAGTTGGCCACATCTTCTGTTCCTCCAAGGCTACCTTCTCCTCCAGGTTGCTGTGATACCCTGTGTTCTCGATTCTGTTGAGTGCGCTCTCCATTGTCATGTTCATGATCTTCGAGCTCCTTGGGGTTGGCCATAATCCCTCTGTCACTTGTACTGTTTGTGCAAGATTCAGGCTGTTTCTCTTTTCTTGGCTGGGACTCATTTCTTGATCTGCTCTGCCTGATGTCGGGGTTGGCCACATCCTGTGAGGTTCCTCGCTCGCTTCGTCCGTCACTGCTGCTGGAAGACTCCATCCATGTGTCCCCTTGATCATGCTTGGACTCGGTTGTTCGTAGTACCCCATCCTCTCCGTTGCTCTGGGTGTTGGCCACATGTTCTCGTGTTCCACTTGTTCCCTCAAGTTCCCCGATCTGCTCCGGCCCTCCCTGTTCTTCTGATTCGTTGAGCAATCTTCCTTGCTCCTCGCTGGCAGATGATCCATCGTGTTCGGTGTCCCCCACATCGTAAACTCTTTTTCCGAGGATCCAGATTCTGTCTCTTTTGTGGGGAGCTTCGACACTGCAAGCTGGAATAATAAACGATTGCGTGGCGTAACCTTGGGTTTCCAAGTCAAGACAGACATCATCGAGTGCCACATTGACGAAGCCACCAACGTTTTCGACAATGACCCAAGTGGGTTTTTTGTGTTTAATAATTTCATACATGTACGGCCAGAGGTGTCTGTCGTCTTCCTTGCCTTTTTGCTTGCCTGCAAGACTGAACGGTTGGCACGGGATGCCTCCGCAGATGAGGTCGAAGTCTTGAATAATTCTTTCTGGTTCATTTCCTATCTCCTTTAGATCTTTATAGATTGGCACATTTGGCCAATGTTTATTTAATACTTTACAACAAAAGTCATCGAACTCACAAAAAGCAACAGTGTCAAAACCACCTGTTGCCTCTAGTCCCAAGCTGAATCCTCCTATTCCTGAACAAATATCTAATATCTTAATCATCTTTTCTCATTTATTTTAAAATATATTCTTGTGTAATATCTTCTGATCAATGCCACAACTGTTAATACTGTCGCTTGGGCTACTGAGATAATAAATGCATTGTGTGTGAACATTAAACAAATCGATAGCACCAACCACACCATAGGGAAATTAATTGCCAGTCCTAAAAAGGTATCGAAGATTGACTCTTTAAGAGCATGTTTGTCTAATTTAATCATGGCAAAAACAAGTCATCTGTTCATCATCGAAATAATCTTCAAATAAATTTACAACTTTTGGCTCTTTACTAATGTCTAGCAAGTCAATGTAAGTAGGGCCATCCTTTCTAAAAGTAGCACCAGCATGATCACCAAACTTTTGTTCTTGTTTGATCCACCAATCTGCCATCTCAGGTCTTTCTCTTAAGAGTTTGATCTTGGTATCCTTGCCCTTGAGAAAACATAAGTCACAGTTACCAGCCAATGTTTTACCACTGAAGTTTGTGAGATTCAAATCAAAGTTTTGTTTCTCCCAAAAATCTGTCACATCTTTAACTGTGTGTTTTGCATCGTTCATTGGCGTAACATTTGTCCATACTTCGTATTGTTTAAGTGCGCTTGCTACCCTTCGAGGTTCATCGTATCTAAGGCCAATAATATTATCCCAGTTTTTGTGTCCTTTAAGCTTTCGCATAAATCTATACATAACTTTTATCTTTAGTTCGCTTGTGCAAAATCTTGTAACAGGATTGGGTAGGTATTTTCTGCGATCCAATAAAGCTTCAAAGGGTTCACCATTTCTGCTTGCTGTTTCGTAAGTGACTTCTTTAGTTCGATAGACAGGACGCTCTTCACCAAAGTACAACTCCAACCAATGTATCTTCACGCCCCACTTCTGTCCTATCTCATGTACAAAGTCTAATGTTTCTGGAGCTTCCTTGCCTGTGTTGGCAAAAGTTACATATACATCATCGGGCAATGTTCCACCATGTGCTTGAATAATATTCCACAACATGAAGCCTGAGGTTCTACCACCACTAAAACTAATGAGTGCTGGGCCGTCTATTTTGTAAGGGTTAGACTCCATATACTCTCTCCACTTCTCCCATTATATCTTCATGTGCATTGTGTAAAAAATTTCTTTGCTCATAATAGTTTTTATTTGTTTCTTTTGTTCTTAGGAGTTGTCTTTGCAGTCTTACAATCAAACGAGCGAGATCAAGTTTCTTGTCAGCAACCACTGCAAGCTGATGCTTGACCATTAACTCTAAAACCTCTTCAATCGGATCTGTTATTGTTTCTAAATCATCCATCGTCTTGCCAAGGTTTGCTCATTTGATTGTCCTCTAAATAATACCAAGTGTTCTTTCCAGGAATGCTATGTGTCTTAACTTTCTCGCCAAGATACTTCTGTACATGTGAAACACCATACCTTGCTGCTCTCTCCCCTGATGCTAGATCTTTTTCTTTGAGTGCTTCACGCGCTAGCAGTTCTAGCTCTTGTCTTGTGTAGAACTTGTATGAACTCATAGCACCAGCGATAACTCTTGCAATTTCGACTTCATCCGGCGAATCTGATGCATCCACCATTCTAAAGAAGCCACGCTCAAAGTCGAAGTAGGCCAAGTGTTGTTCAGGTTCTCTTGCATTCCTAGCCTCATAAAACAATGTGACATTAGGTTTTGTGCCTGACAGCTTGACACCTGAATCCATCCAGCCAGCAAAGGCACTACCACCACGCGCTGACATAAAGGAAAGATCATCTGCCCTTTCTTTACCAGTGTGATGAGCAATAATAACTGCTACTTTAAATAATTCGATAATCTTATCTATTCTAGATAACATCTCATGTATTTCTGAGTTGGAGTTTTCTTCTCCACTAAAGAAGTTAATAATAGGATCAATCATAACCAAGTCAGGTTTGTGATACTCAATGCTCTCTGCTATGGCATCCATGTCGCTGTCTCTCATAATGTTCTTTCTCAACCTACCTGATGCTACAAGGTTTGATTTACCTAGGTTGTATAACTCTGGGTCATGATGAAAAGGTTGGTAGTACATTTCTATTCTTTTCTTTAAGAACTCATGAATGATTTCTGCCTGTAGCCACATAACCTTTAAAGGCCTACTAAATTGTTTACCCATGAACTCTGTGCCCGTGGTTGCAGACGCTGCAAAAGCTCCTAGCCAATGAGACTTACCAATTTTAGGTTTACCTAACAACAAAACTCTTGATTGCTCAAAAACAAATGCATCACCCCAATACTGTTCAATTCTGCTTGAATCCATTGTGTCCCAAAAAGGATCGTTAAATGTTTTTAAACCAAGTGGATCTCTATCAACTGTGTCTTGAGACTTTTGTATGTCGATAGGGTCTTCTTGATCCATGATCTCTTTGAGTTCGTCTGCCAAAGGTATCTGCCATTGACTGGTGTTCCATTTGAGAATGCCAACATCTACATGATCTGGATTTCTTTTTAAATGACCAGTGCAAATACTGTTGGCTGTATGCAAGACTTCTTGCACACTCATGGGTGGGGTGTTGGTTTGATTCCAATCCAATGCTTTAATAATCACTTCGCGCATGCCCCAACCTTCGAGGATCCACTTGCCCACAAGTCTAGCCAAGGTATCGTTGCGCATTCCTGATTGCACTCCATCAGTTGATAAAGGTGTGTTGTGTCCAGTTGTAATCTT